ATTTGACTTACAATGAGGATATTTGGGAAGTGAGCAAACGGGCATTGAAGGGCGAGGAAGGTGTATTCACACACAATTCGGTTAGACCAGACAAGGCGGATGTGTACCCACACCCCAAGTTGATTGAGATGTTAAAGTCACTCACAAAAAAATAAGGTCATTCACAAAGAAAGTGGGTTAATTCTCACTTTTTTTTAATCTTTTTATATTTGGAATTTGGAATTACCAATTGAATGGATGTATATTTGTTGTATAGATATGACACACAAAGAAATTTTAACAGCATTTAGAAACGGCAACACCAAGGTAGCCCTTACTTGCCACATTACTCGTGAAGAATATGTTTGCACTATTTTAAGAGCGGGAGCAAAACAAATTCATGTTGCTCTTTCACCAAATTATGTTCAACAATATGAAAACCGAGGTGATGTAAATTATGACTACCAAATGTTAAGAGTAATTTACGAGGGGGCTTAATTGCCCCCACTAATAATATGGATATGACAATCAACATTTACGAGTGTGTTTATCGCACAGAACAAGGCAAAGAATTGTACACCAAAACTTGGTATGCACCGACATGGGAACACGCTTATCGCATGGCTGAAATTTATCGCACAGTCACTTTACACGATGCGTTTGATTTTATTTTACAACGCATTTAATTTGGAATCTAAAATTATTTAACCTATTTTTGAAAAGACAAATAACATGGATATAATTTACTTGATTCTATTTACACCCGTTGCGGTGGTTGTTTCCTTCCTTGGATGGAAGTTGAAGCAGTACAAAAATGACATTAACAAATTACCAGAAGCAACCCCGTATCAGTACGAACGCGATGAGTACATTCCGCATTTTGATGAGTACACCCAAACATTGTATCAGTTTAAGACAGGCAAGAAATGAACAACCAATTATTAATTTGGACACCCGAACTAAACAAGTTACGGGAGGTATTAGAAACCAACAAGCATTTCAAACACATCAAGATTATTGAGATGCACTATGAATCGGAGTTAATGGATTTATGGCGTATCACATTTAAGGATGATTTGACATTGTGGGATGGTTATGAATTAGGAAAAGAATGTAAAATTATATGACAACACACGAAGCACTAACACAAGTATTCAGCAAATCAAACAAAGAATTATCAGAGGTATTGCAAACCAATTACAACACAGTTACCACATGGAAATTTCAATTCAAACGGAACGGGTTATCAATGGAAAAACAATTTGAGATTTTAGAGCAGTTAAACTACACATTAAAAAACAAAATAATATGGAACAAACAAAAAGAAGTGCGGTAACCAATGTAACCGCCAACGGATCATTCGATGGGCAGTATGGCACATTGTACAAATTTGAAATCACCTTTGCCAATGGCGATTCGGGTGAGTATGCGAGTAAGTCAAAAGACCAAACCAAGTTTAGTGTTGGGGTTGAAACGGATTACACCATCACGGACAGAACATTTAAGGACCGCATTTATTACAAGATTGCACCCGTAATGGCACAACCTGGGGCAACGCAACAATTCACACCAAAACCCAAAGACCCAGAAACGGGCAAACACATCATGCGTATGAGTGTGTTAAAGGTAGCGGGTGACCTTGTTATCAACGGGGACATTAAACTGCATGAGATACTATCCTATGCCCAAATTTTTGAGAATTTCGTAAACAATGGTGTCGACACTTTGCAGAACGCAAAGCCAATGAAATACGACGACGACCAATTACCTTTCTAAACAAACAAGATATGACACAACAACAATTATTTAGCCAGTTCACGGAGGGTGAATTGGCTACCTTAAAAAAGGCAATGAACATTTTGGGCAAGTTGTTTCCCGATGAAGAAAAACCAAAACAAAATCGTGGATGGAGGGTTCGCCAATCCACACGGGATTTTATGGATGAACTTCAAGCGTTTTATGGTAACCAATGGATTTATCGTTATGATGACCAATTATTGAATGTTTGCAGAAAACACAATGTATTGGAACTTCGCAATTGGATCCGTATGTATGACCAAGCGGGATTGATTGAAGTGGTAAGGGTTCAGAATGCAAACAAGAACATTGTTAAATTCCGATTTGTATGACAAACGATATTAGCAAATTGGCAAACATGATGATTGAAGTGGAGGGGGGCGAACGATGCCCCCTTGCATTCCACATCCACTTAAAAGAAATGGCGGAGGCCATCAAGGAGTTTCAAGACCAGGTCAAACCATTGGCATTAACCGAGGCGGTAAAATGGCATGGTCAAGTGTATTGCGGTTATGAGATAACAAAGAAAGCGGGTGGGGGTCGTTACAATTATGACCATATACCCGAGATAATTGAATTAAAGAACCAGGTGAAGGAGTTGGAGAAACAAGCCCAATATGCGTATAAAACAACCAACCAAGGTTTGTTGATTAGTGCGGATGGGGAATTGATAACACCCGCCCAGTACATTCAAAACGAGGACACGATCCAAATAAAACTAAGCAAATGAGAATGTTTATTTTATCCCTTGTCTGTATTGTATTGAGTGGGTTGGGTTACGGGTGGTTAATTGTGCATCACCCGTATGTGGCCCAGTGCGTCGGAATATCAATGGTGGGGTTGGGTGGTATCATTTGGATTGTTGTGATGGTTAACGCAATAAAAAGGGGGCAATGAAGCCCCCCATCCTATGATATGACAAATAACAAACGGATTTTGCAAATATACGGATAATTTATTTTATATTTGTAGGGTATTACAGTTATGTACGAGATAACTAACCATGACCTTTTGCCCTTGGCATACCATCAACTCGTACTTGGTGGTTTGTTCAAGGGCTTTATTATTTTATGAAAAACACATACACAACCCAAACCAGAGTAGAAAAGAATTATTGCATTATTGAAGTTTACAGAGACCACGAATGGTGGCTTACTTACGATTTTCATTTAGACAAATTGTATTACGACAACCAAGGTAGAAACATTTATTCAGACCTTGAATGCAAACATTGGGGAACGCCCGAAAACATCCAAGAAATTGACAATTCAATTTTGAAAAACTTATTATCGAGGAACCATGTCTAAGGATCCCGCATTCCTTTTTTATTCAAGTGACTTTTTAACGGGTACGATGTTTATGGACAACGAACAGGTTGGAAAGTTTATTCGATTGATGTGCGCCCAACATCAAAAAGGTAGGTTAACCAAAAAAGATATGTTAAAGATATGTGTCACACATGACGAAGATATATTTTCCAAATTCGCCGTGGACGAGGCGGGTTTGTATTATAACGAAAGGTTGGAAGAAGAAGTAACCAAGCGAAAGGCGTATTCTGAATCAAGAAGAAACAATCGTAAAAAGAAGGAAGATGTGAATAACATATCTTTATCATATGTTCCACATATGGAAAATGAAAATGAAAATGAAATTATAGATGAAGTAAATAATAAACTTATAATCAAAAATGAGTTTGAACAACTATGGGGTAATTACAAAAAAGGTGCAAGGAAGGTGGCGTGGGAAAGGTATGAAAAATTATCACAATCGGCTCGTTCCCAAATTATAATCCATGCACCCCAGTTTGTAAAAAATCACATTGAAGCGGACAAGGAGGATTATTTGCCACATTTTTCAAGTTACATTTCAAAGGAAAGGTGGAACGATGAATTGCCGTATAAACCAAAATTGATTGAGCAACCAACACAACCAACACAAAAAAGATTTAATATCGCAGACTATGAATGACAATATCGAGGATTACATCTTGGGGCAATTATTGTATTACCCACAAGCCCAGGCACTTTTGCCACGCATTAAGCCCAATTGGTTTGATGGGATTTTACACAAACACATCGTGGAACAAATGATTGAAAAGTATTTCAACAACGATCCAATCGATTACATGAGTTTATCCAAAGGATTAACACGGGAACAAATAGCGTGGATGGTTCGCATTGGTAACGATGTTTATCACGCATTCAATGTGCCATCGTATTTACCCAAGTTGGAACAAAAGTTTTTGAAAAAACAATTCATCGAGGAAATTGAAAAGTTAGATTTTGCAACCGATTTGCCAAACTTGATTACACAGACCCAGAATGTAATTGACAACACACAGTTCACAACGATACACGACCCCGAATCCATCCACAAGGTAAGTGCCAAGGCATTGGATAACATAACAGAAGCCATTGCCCGTGGTGTAAGCATAACGGGTAAACCAACGGGGTGGAAATCATTGGATCGGATATTGGGGGGATGGAACGCGGGTGATTTGGTTGTAATGGCTGCAAGACCAGGGATGGGAAAAACCGCATTGGCCTTATCGCTTATTTATGAGTTCGGGAAGTTGGGCGGAAAGGGTTTAATTATCAGTTTAGAAATGTCATCAGAGCAATTGGCGAAACGATACTTTTCATTATTGACCGACATTGTGAATTGGAAAATACGGAACGCCACATTGCGGGAACATGAAATTACCCAATTGTGCGAATCGGTAAATAAAAGCGATGTGGAATTTTTTGTGGATGAGGAACCAAACGCATCCATCCAACAAATCAAATCAAAGGCAAAAATCCACAAAGCAAAACACGGGTTGGATTTATTGGTCATTGATTACATTCAGTTGATGAAGGGATCAAAGCAAAACCGCGAACAAGAAATCGCGGAGATATCGCGTGGATTAAAATTGTTAGCAAAGGAATTACAAATCACGGTTATCGTATTGGCCCAGTTATCACGAAAACCAGAGGATAGGGCAGACAAACGCCCCATGTTAAGTGACATTCGGGAATCGGGTGCCATTGAACAAGATGCGGATGTGGTTATGTTCCCCTTCCGACCCGCAAAATACGAAGCAATGCAACCCGAAATCGAGGATGCGGAATTGATTATTGCTAAGAACCGACACGGGGAATGCAGTATCATCCCAACCACATACATCGGTAACCGCACTTTGTACAAAGAAAATATTGAACCAAAAATTTCATCACCTTTTGAATTTTGAAATTAAAATAGTATTATTGTATCGACAAATATGAAAATGGATATCAAACAAACGGTTATTGACTTGTTAAGCCAATATACCGACTTCAAAGACAACGACCAACAATTGGTTGCATGGTATTGGAAATTGGAAATGGAGGCGATGGGCTACCCATCATCCAATACCACCGCGATGAACTTCTTAAAATTAATGGCCAATGGGCGGTTAACATCCTCCGACACCATTACACGGGTTCGCAGATTGGTGCAAGAAGAAACACCCGAATTGCGTGGTAAAAAGTACGATGAACGCCAGGCCAAACAATCATCAGTTAAAAAGGATTTGGGATATGGACAATAAACAACAAACGGCAGTGACAATCGGAATCGCAACTTATGACAATGTAGAATGGGTATTTCAATTCAACGATGATAATCCAATACTAATATCTAAACCAATTGGAGGAGAAAAAGAATTGATTATCAAACTTGATAATACATCTCATTCAAATATTTTATTTAGTGATGGTAAAGGAAACACATTTAAAATTTTCGCAAGGGAGCAAACAAAATGACAAACAATAAACAACAGACGGCAGTTGAACAATTTCTAAATGCTATTAAAGACCAAATTCTACTGAGTAAAGAACATCTTGAAATGATAGAATCTTATGCAGACCAATGCAAAGAAATGGAGAAGGAAAGAATTGAAACTGCATAC